ATGTTTGAAGTTATTGGCATAATTACATTTACATTTATTCTAGCGTTTTTAATGAGGGGGGCATATCTCATGGTAGATGATGCTCAGAAACGATATGAGGAAAGGAACAAATAGATCAAGGCTCCCTCGCCTTTTGAGCAAGCCTAGTCCACTTGTGATCGCAACGGACTATTACATTCTGGTATAAACCACATCAATCATTATCATTTTTAATGATATTCAGTAAGCTATACAATGCCGCTCCATTCACTAGAGAGAGGCAGTCGTGATTCTTTATATGCTTATATTCGTTATCGTGTCCTTATGCGCGGTAGCAAAAGAAGACTTGTAGTTTACATTTCCATTAACCCGAAAAATCCCTTACAATACAGTCACCTAACCTTTTATGGTGGTCGTATGAATGATTTTAACATCACAACTAGGATTGATGAGTGCTACGAAAACGGCTTTGATGAACTGCTGAATAGCTTTAACGGCATCATGTTATCAATCATTGAAACCGAAGTACCTCAATACCATTTTAAAGCAGAGTTGATGCACTGGTGCTATCATGTAGACCATAAACTTGACCTAATGCGTAAAGAAAGAGAAAAAAACACTCAATTAACTGCCGATAATATCCTTACTCAGTCGAGTGAAGTATTCGGAACAGAGGTATAAATGCTATCCATAGAGTATAAATCTACAGGGGAATTAATACCTTACGTTAATAACTCCCGAACCCACAGCGAACAACAAGTTCAACAAGTAGCGGCAAGCATAAAGGAATTTGGTTTCACAAACCCTTTGTTAATTGATGAAGATGGGGGCATTATAGCGGGTCATGGTCGCTTACAAGCCGCGCAGTTGCTTAAACTTGATGAAGTACCTACCATAACATTGGAAGGGCTTACAGAGGCAGAGAAAAAAGCGTACGTTATAGCGGACAACCAACTGGCTTTAAATGCGGGGTGGGAAATAGATTCATTGAAGCTAGAAATTGAGACACTTACAGAACTTGATTTCGACATTAGTTTGTTAGGGTTTGATGATGAAGAATTGAAACTTTTAATAGAACAAGATGAATTAAAAGAAACGTCAGATAATAAGGTAAATGAGTTTTTTGAAAATGAAATGATAATGAAATTTAAAGACGAAAATCAATTAGAACAATGGTATGAAAAAGCATTAAACGAGGGCATAGAATGCAAAATTTTGTAGTTAAATTATCAAGCCCGCCACCTCAAGGTTTTAAAAGCATAAAAGCCGCGCAGTCTGTAGATTTAGATATTGAAAAAAAATTAGTTCATAAATTAGAAATAAAAGCTGATATAGAAACCGATTTTAATGTTGGATTGATTATTGGTGCATCTGGTTCAGGCAAAACTACGTTGGCTAATTTGATTTATGGCGACGATTGTTTTAAAGAATTGTTGGATTTAAAAAAACCAGTTATAGAGCAATTTCCTTCATCAATGGATTATAGCGATGCGGTAAGGGCTTTAACTGGAATTGGTTTGTCTCAAGTTCCTTGCTGGGTAAAACCAGCGGGAGCGTTGTCTAATGGACAAAAAGCAAGAGCAGAAGCCGCTTTGCAATTATGCAGTGATGTTGAGACGGTTGTGATTGATGAATTTACTTCCGTTGTGGATAGGAACGTAGCGAAAGTAATGGCTCATTGCGTACAAAAATACGCTCGAAAACTAAATAAACGAATTGTTTTAGTTTCTTGCCATTATGATATATTTGAATGGCTCAACCCTGATTGGATAATTGATTGCAATGATGAATCATATACTGACAGGAGGTCGCTTTGGCAAAGTTACGAAAGAAAAGAGCAAATACATTTCCAAATTGCACCTTGCGAAAGAAAACGATGGAAAAATTTTAGCAAATATCATTATTTAAGCGACAATTTACCTGGAGGTCATATAGAAACTTTTGGCGTATATTTAAACAACGAACAAATTGGGTTTCAATGTTTCGCTAATTATGTTCCTCACAGGAAAAACACCATTAAAATAATGCATTCCAATAGAACAGTTATTCATCCCGATTATGTGGGTTTTGGCATGGGAATGGATGTAATTGATTTAACGTCCAAATATATGACTAAACAAGGGTATAGAGTAATGGCTAAATTTTCTAGTTTGCCAGTATTTAATTCAATGTCAAAGCACCCAAATTGGTTATTAGCAAAAGTTTCAACCAATACAGATGGCGGTCAAATGCAACAAGGCGGCAACATGAAAAGAAATGGCGGGTTTAGGCAAAAAACAAAAACTTTTAGCTTTAAATATATAGGCTAATTATGAAGAACGGTAATCAAGGTGATGGCGGCGGTAGACCTGCAATAGAGTTTACTGAAGAGCAGACCATAGAACTAAAGGCTTTGGCTTCGGTGCTTACTAAAGGTCAATTAGCAGAGTATTTCAACATATCAGAGACTACTTTAAGGGCGATTGAGGCTAGACAGCCAGAAGTTTCTGACGCCTATAAAAAAGGAAAGGTCAACCAGATAGCAAGCATGGGGTTTAACCTTGTGAAATTAGCCAAAGCGGGTAACGTGGCGGCCAACATCTTCTATCTTAAAACCCAAGCAGGGTGGAGAGAACAAGAAGCGCCCCCTCAAGATATCCCCGCCTTTAATATCATAGTGGATGGTCGTGCAACTAACGCTCCCACAGAGTGAAATACTCTTAAACTATTCCCGTTTTAAAACGGTGGTCGCAGGTCGAAGATTCGGTAAGACTTATTTGTCTGTCAATATGCTGTTGCAAGCCGCTGTCACAGGCAAAGACAAACACTGTTGGTATGTTGCCCCCACTTACGGTAGTGCCAAAGAGATCGCTTGGGATATGCTTATCCACACTATTCCAAGAGAATATATCAGCAGGACTAACGAAAGCAGTTTGATGCTTAGACTTATCAATGGTTCTGTCATATCCCTAAAGGGAGCAGAAAAGCCAAACAACTTACGAGGTAGAGCGCTCGACTTTGTGGTACTTGATGAATTTGCAGACATGAGACCAGAAGCATGGTTTGAAGTAATTAGACCCAGTTTGAGTGACCGTCAGGGTTCTGCCGTCTTTATTGGGACACCAAAAGGGAGGAATCACTTTTATGACTTGTGGGCTAAAGGCATGGATGGCGCTGACGATTGGTCAAGTTTCCAGTATACTACCCTTGATGGCGGCAACGTCCCTGAAAGTGAGGTACAGGCCGCTAGGAGTGATCTTGATGAGCGAACATTTAATCAGGAATACTGCGCAGAGTTTGTGACATACAGCGGATTGATATATTATGCATTTAGTAGAGAGTTATCTGTCAGCGATTATGTTGAAGATAATGCTCCACTTCATGTAGGGATGGATTTCAATCTTGATCCCATGTCAGCCGTTATCTGCATACGTAAAGGCGGGAAGCTGTATGCGATAGACGAGATTGTCATGTATGGGTCAAATACTGATGAGATGGTTGCGGAACTAAAGAACCGTTATCCTAATCGCCAGACAATTATCTATCCAGACCCTGCTTCAAGACAGCGCAAAACAAGCGCGGGTGGTCGTACAGATTTGTCGATCTTACAAAACGCAGGATTTAGCGTTAAGGCGAAGAACTCACATGCATTGGTCAGGGATAGAATCAACGCAGTGAACAGTCGCTTACTGTCTAGCAACGGTGAGCGGAATTTGTTTGTCAGCCCCAAATGCAAACAAACAATTAAAAGTCTGGAACGACAGACATACAAGGAAGGGACTAGCATTCCAAACAAAGATGGCTTCGATCATATGAATGACGCGCTTGGTTATCTTGTGGAATACCTATTCCCTGTTCGCACAGAATACGACACCCCCCAACCTACAAGGTGGACTTGATGAGATTAACGGCAGACACTACTCACCCAGAATATGATGACAATGAAGCAAGGTGGGAGTTTTACCTTCGATCTTATATGGGTGGGGCAGACTACATTGGTGGTCAATATTTAACCAAATACATATCAGAATCTACGGAAGAATATGACCGTAGGCTTGAACTGACTCCTCTTGATAATCACTGTAAAAATATAGTGCATATCTATTCCAGTTTCTTATGGCGCGTTCCTCCTACTAGGTCGTTTAATTCCCTTGCTAACAACGTGTCCCTTAACCCATTTTTAAGTGATGCTGATTTAGACGGCAGAAGTTTTAATGCGTTTATGCGTGAATGCCAGATATGGGCAAGCGTGTATGGTCACGTCTGGGTAATGATGGACAAGCCTAAGTCTACAGCGGGTACAAAAGCTGAAGAGTTAGCGCAAGATATCCGTCCTTATGTAACGATGTTTACTCCAGAAAATGTATTGGATTGGGAGTATGAGAGAACCCCAAGCGGACGCTTTCGTTTGTCTTACCTGAAGGTCAGGGAATCCGTTATAAGGAATGACGATACTGAGGTAGAAAGCTATTACCGAGTATGGACGCCTGAAACGATTGAATACTGGCATTCTATTAACGACAACGACAAACTGATTGAAACAGAAGATAACCCTCTTGGCAGAATCCCTGCTGTATTCCTTCCTGCTAACCGTTCAGTGGTTCGCGGTATTGGTATCAGTGACCTGTCAGATGCGGCTTATATGCAAAAGGCTATCTATCAGGAACTCAGCGAGATAGAACAACTGATACGAATATCCAACCATCCTACTCTGGTCAAGTCATACGCCACAGACGCTAGTGCGGGAGCGGGTGCAGTCATTAATATGCCTGATGATATGGATGCCAGTTTAAAGCCGTATCAGATGCAACCCAGTGGCGGCAACTTAGATGCTGTGCGTAACTCTATTAAGGACAAAGTAGAAGCTATTAACCGTATGAGTCACATGGGTGCAGTTCGTGGCACCGAAGCTGTGACTATGAGCGGTGTCGCACTCCAGACAGAATTTCAAATGTTGAATGCGAAGCTATCCGAAAAGGCTGATCTGCTTGAGTTGGCAGAAGAGCAGTTGTGGATTTTGTTCTGTGAATGGCAAGGCATTACCCCTGATGTGGAAATCTTCTATCCTGACGCGTTCGACCTACGTGATTACGATAAAGAATTAATGTTCTTACAACAGATGAAAGCAACTGGTATTAAATCTATTACCTTGTCTCAACAAATAGACAAGAAGATAAGCGACCTCATTTTAGATGATGAAGACTTAGCAAAAGCACACGCTGAAATTGAAGCGAATGTTCAGGTGCTAGGACAATTCAATGACGCGGTAGAAGAGACAGAAATCTAATGCCCGCTGACGTTGACCACGTTGAAGAACTAGCAAGGTTAGCCGCACTACATCAAGCGCGGTTAGCCGAGGCGTTAGCGACCCTAGAAGATCGTATTGCTGACCTGTTAGCCTCTGCTCCTTTAAGGGATGGTGATTTGTTCGACCTAGAATGGGCTGTTCAATCAAGGGCTGAGATACGCAGATTGGTCGAGGAAGAATACTTAAAGACTGTTGATGGTATTATCAGGGAGTATACCGCTGTTGCGGGTGGTACTGCTGAGATGCTTGCAACCTATGGCGCGTTCACTAAGCTAGACCCTAGCATTATCAACCAATTACAACGCCTGTCTTTTCAGGGCTTTCAGGATATAGGCACAGAGTATCTTGATATCGTTGCTAAAGAAGTCTACCAAAACACCCTTACTGGCAGAGCGTTTGCTGAGAGTGTAAGGACAGTTAAGGAAGCGGTAGGCGGTAGGTTAGCAAAGAACGCCAATCAGTTAGTCCACGATTCCCTTATGCAGTTCGATGCATCTGTCAACACAGCCATTGGCATGGAAGCGGGTGCGACCAAGTGGAAATACGTTGGTCGAATTATTGCAACAACCAGACCATTCTGTCGAGAGCATGAAGGGCAGATATTTACTAATGATGAGATTGAATCTACTTGGTCAGGCTCATGGGCGGGTAAAGCATCAGGTGATCCGTTTATTGTTCGCGGTGGTTATAACTGCGGGCATCAATTTAGACCAGTTATTGACTAGGAGATAATCATGCCAAAAGGAAAAGGAACATACGGTAGCAAAGTAGGCCGACCCAAGAAGAAGAAGTTAAAGATGAAATGATTGCCCCCGAAGGGGCGGTTGGTTTACTTGGCTTGGACATGTTCTGGCTTGTAGTAACCAATGCCTCTGTCAGTATTTGCTTTAATTCTTTTAGCAGTAAATCCTACAACTGTTCCTGCGTGATAACCGTCTTCTTCATGAGGAATCTTTACCCAGACTTCTTGACCAACTTTGTATTCCATTTTATTTCTCCCTTGATTGAGATTACATCATACACCCTATAAACATAAATGTAAACACTTTAGGGGTAAATAATTACGGTTTTTGTAAATTAATTTAAATGTGCTACAATCCAGACTCACCAACACTCTATATGAGGCCGCGACATGAGCGAAGAAAACATGGAATCTGAGATTGAAACTAATGTAGTTGAAAGTCAGGTAGCAAAAACATTTACACA